TTTTATTTATTAATTCATTAACACTAGCTTCCAATTGTCTTTGAAAGTATTCTTGTGTTTCCATTGAATATCTTACATTGTCTATATTTATTTTATCACTCACCTAGTACCTGCCCTTGTTGCCACAAGGTCTATTCCTTGTGCATGAGTAAATGTAGTACCTGATGGCACTTTAACATTTGCTCTAATATATCTTCCTGATTTTCTTACTGGATTAATTCCACTATTAACCATAGATACTGAGCTTGTTGCAGATTCTGAATCTGCTAATCGTTCTCTAGCTTTAACTGTTAAAGTTGCTGTTGCATCTACAATTGGTCTAACACCTGTAATGTTAGCTCTTAAACCTGGAAATGGTTCAAGTTCTGCTGTTTCAACCTCACATTCATTTGCTGTTCCTGAAAAGATTGCAGCTTTATAATCAGTATCAATTGCACCTAGTAACATTTGTCCGCCAGACCAATAATCTGTATCTAAGGCAGCACTAATATTTTCTAAGTTTTGAGATATAATATCCATTAACTCTACAGTATAAGCACCAACGAATTGTGAGAATATTGTACTTGCACTACAATCTGCTAAAGACCATTTTTTAGTTACATAATTATAAATAATTATTTTATCACAAATTCCTGTTGTGTTAGTTTTATTAGATGTGCTTGGAAACAACCACATCGCTAACTGATTAAATGGATCTACTGCTGCACATATTCTATCTGAATATGCTTTGTTTAAATTAAGATCAAAATATCTATTAACTTTTTCTACACCAATAGGAATTATTTCATCACCATTTATTTGATAAAAACCATCGTCTGCGTAAAAGAATATTTGTCTATTGTCTTGGCAAACAGTTCTACCATACATCGCACCTCTATTCGGTGAAATTACAGATAGACGGAATACGACATTTCCACCAACATAGTCCATACGAATTATTTGATTTTGCCTAAACACATAACCAACCTCACCAGAGGTTATGGCTACAACCTGTCCACCAGAACCAGGTAAGTCTTGACTGTCCGATTGACTTGTTCCTGCTGTCCAAGTGGTTAAATCATTAATGCCTGACCATTGTATTCTGTTTGTCGCATTAGTAATATTACCTGCAACTAAAAAATCTCTAACTACTCCTGATACTCTAAAGACAGGATTGCCAGTTGCTATAGCTGAAAGATTAGCAAAGTTAGTTGATGTTCCCATTAAATAATATTGTGGTTGGTCAACACCATTACTAGCAATTATATATTCACCAAATTGTGTAAATGTCCAAAAGTCTGTATGTCCACCAGATAAACTTGCTTTTCTTGATGTAAAAGTTCCTGATGCTAACTGGTATAAATTAGTTCTTGTTCCTACAAAGTTATAAACTGTATTAGAATTATCTCTAAATGAACCTGCACCTTTAGAATCTGTACTTACAGTAGAAGCTCCACTATAAGAAACTAAAGATGGAAATCTTTTATAAGTGTTTGCCGCATGATAAACATTGTTTGCTACATTAGCTCCTTGTTTTCCATGTTCAGGTTGATCTGGCAACCATTCTCCAAAAGGTATTTGCATTTAATTCCTAACTATTACTTGTAACTGTGCTTGTATAACGACTGCCAAATGGTGATGCGATAGTATCTTCTGATCTCATTTGTAATGGAGAACCAGAATATTGATCTTCTCTATCATTTCTTTCCAATCGTTCCATAGCAGTTGTGTACATTTGTTGCCATTGTTGAGCTTGTGCTGGTTCAATACCGCCTAAAAAATTAGCAGCATGATATAATGAACCATATAAATAAATTGCTGGATGATCTGTTAATATAAAATTTGATGTATTAGTAGCTGATAAAGCATCAAACTTTTTATAATAATTTATATAACCAGTATAAGAAGAATCTGGTTTTGGAGAAAATCTAAATGTATCTCCTAAAACTGTAAATACTTCTGGAGTTCCACTTGTAGAAGTTCCTCTTAATTGATCCATGTGCGATGGTGCTACATATCTTAAAGGATATTTGGTTCCACCAGATAAAATATAAAAATTTCTAACTTGTAAAAATCCTGTAGGCAAACTTTCTGTTTCACTATCAATTGTAATAGTACTTTGAGTAACCATTTTTCTAACTCTTAACTTTGAGTTAAAATCAGCTTCTGTTAAAGCTATAAAATCATCAGCTATCTCATCAGTTAAATCTGATCTATTTAACCAATTTGCTACTGCTGTTTTTAGTGTTGAATATGATGTTAGTGCCATTAAAATCTTCCTTCGGCAGTTCTAAAATATCTATAATCAGAACTGTTTAGTTTTTGTCTTAAAATTTTTTGTTGTGTTTCTTTGGGTAAGGCAAACCAATTACCTTTGTTTTGATCTTTGTGATATTCTTTACACCAAATTTCTAAAACAATTGTAGGTATGGATGCTACTCTTTTCAAACCTTTGTCTGGTGAATACCCATCGTTTTGAGTATATAACTTTTTATTGTGGTCTAAAATAGGCTTATGATTTACAATTCTTTGATGAACCACACCTTTATCTTCATGTGGTATAAAGTTATCTGTAATTAAACCATCTGTTTCAGTATTTCTTGTTTTCATCTGCCTTGACCTCTGTACTTTTTA